GTGGTAGTACAGCAAAGAGAGTTTACGCTACACAAATTCCTGCTGGCAAAACAATTAGTGTGGCATATAACAAAGGTCCTTATATGATCGTTGACGCTAAGGACTTTAAAACAATGGGAAGGAAAATATAATATGAAAACAGCATATACATTAATTATATTAATGATGTTAGGTTTCTTTGCAATGGCAAATAGTGTTATGGCAAATGAAACAGTTAATACTGTAGTAAATGGTGTAAAAGAAACACCTACTAAAGTTTTTAACTTTGTTAAAAGTGAATGGAATGAAACTAAAGAGTTTCAAAAGGCTGGTTGGGAACAAGGCAAAAAACAAAATGCAGACAACTGGAATAAACTTAAATCTCTATTAGGACTTAATTAATATGTTGCATAGGATTGCTGATTTGTGTAAAAAGATTGATGGTATTAAGATACAAAGTGACAAACTTTATAATCTTAAATACAACAATCCTAAAACAACAGATAGAGATATTGAGATAGATAATCTAATTGCAGATATTCAAACTCAATGTATGTTAGTAGCAAATGATAAAGGTAAATATGAAAAGGCTTAGTTTTTTATTATTGTTTAGTTTACTTTTAACCAACTGTGCTGGTAACGTAAACAGATCACACTTTGGTGCCGCTACAGGCGCTGTTGCTTTTGGAGGATCGTGTTCAAATCTAACAAGTGATGTAGTTATTATATCCACTTGTGCAGTAGTAGGTTCTGCTATTGGTAGTGAAGTATTTTGGAATGATGATATGAACACACATCACGGAGTATTTGTAGATCAATTAAACAAATCACCAAATGATAAAGTATCTATTATGAACTGGTACAATCCTAAAACTAATAATAGTGGAATTATAAGAGTGCAATCTACCTATATTGAAAGAGGTTTATTGTGTAAAGATTACGACTCAACGGTAGATGTATCTACAAGATGGCCGTTGTATCAAGTTAAAAGAGACGTTGATAAAGGAACTGCTTGTCAGTTACCAGATGGACGTTGGGAGTTAAGAGATTAATGAGAACAGTATTGGTTATAATATTATTATTATGTTTATCAGTAATGGTTAATTTTGCCTTTGCTGGAGAGAAGATAGGATATAATAAGATTATTCCTTTAGAGCGAGATCAACATTGTTTCGTAAAAGTAGAAATTAAAGTAGTTAATGATGAAGTTGTTAAACAAGAAATTTTGGAGTGTGCAGACGGTAAAAAACAATATGATGGACCTAGTTATTGGGAGTTATATGCAAGGTTCTATTATAGAGACGCATACACACCAAAATATTGCAGAAAGACAAGTAGACCTACACACTTATTTAAATCAGTAGGAACTATTTGCTTGACGCCAGAAGGTAAATGGGAGGAACTAAAATAATGTTAAAAACGATAATTATCCTTACTATTGCTTGGATTGTAGTTGCTTTTAACTATTCCGAAGTTGTTGATTTTATTGACAATTATGAGGTAGTTGACAAAACAACCAAAATAGTGTATAATATATGGGAGGAGTGCAAAAAATGGATAAAAATATAATGAAAGTAATACTAGTGTTAATGATGTCTTTGTTATTAACAAACTGTGGAAGTAAGTATTACAAAATTGAACAAGAGAATCAGAAAGTATTAAACAAAGTACCAAAATGGTATATGTCTAATTATTCTGAAAAGAAAGCGTGTAACACCGCAACCTTTGGAAAAGGTAAAGATAAAATGTGTATCTTTGGTGTAGGTACCGCAGTATCGCCAGACTTAAATCTTGCTATTGAAAAAGCAATGATGATTGCTAAAGCAAATTTAGCAGATATAGTTAAAGGTGAAATGAATAAAGAGTCTAAACAATTTATTACTGAATTAGGCAAATCAGAAACTAAAACTGTTGTAAGTGAAGTAGAGTCTGTAATTGTAAACTCAATTAAGAATACACCTGTTAGAGGTTATGAAGTATGGGAACAAGAAGTAAATCTTACAGGTAAGAAATATTATAGAGCGTGGGTTGGTTTAAGATTACCACTTGGTGAATATAATAAAATGTATGACTATGCTATTGCTGATGTAGTTGACTCATATTCTTTAAAACAAAAGTCAAAAGAATCTTGGGATAAATTAATGGAAAAAAGTGATGACAAAAAGTTATAAGATAAAAATATACTCAAAACCTAATTGTGTTTATTGTGATAAGTCTAAACATCTTTTAAAGACATTAGGTTATGAATATGAAGAAAAAATGTTTGGTAAAGATTTTACTACACCAGAAGAGTTATATGAAGCAGTTGGCAAACAAGTAAGAACTATGCCACAAATAATTGTTGACGATAAACACGTTGGTGGATATAACGAGTTAGTAGAATTCTTTGCTGATAAAGGCGAAGTTAATTTTAAAGGTGAAAAAATTGACAGATAAAGATGACGATAAAAGGAATGCTCGGGTGATCTCTTTTCCAACAAATGCAATTGTTAGAAACAGATCACACGTTAGTCCAAAAGTGTCTGCTCAACAAACAGAAAGAATTAGAGAGGCACAGACTAGAGCGTGGGTAGAAGACGTAACTGAAGACATTATGTTATATGTTATACAAAATCTATCTAATCAATCAGTAAACACACAAACAGAAACGTTTACTACTGATCTAGCATTTATGATTGAAAGTTTGAAAGCACTATTACTTAGAGATACTGGATTAGATCATCCAATGTTAAAAGTAATAGATAAGTTAGCAAGAGTTAAGATTGCAAATAATAATAGAAAGTATGCTTATATTGATTACACACAAATACTTTCAAAAGACGAATTAGATAAGAAATCAACACAAACTCTTAAAATGCCAAAAGAAGTTTTAGAAAAATTAAAAGACTTACAAAATGGCGTACAAGAGTATGAGTTAAATGAATTATTTAAATCCGAAGACGGAGATGATGATGGTAAACCTGACGATTCTCCAAGTAAGGATTAAATATGATTATGAGTAAAACACCGATACTTATGATCTCAACAATAGGTGAAACAATGGGAGTATGTATATGATGAATATATTGAAAAACATTTTTGGTACAAATGATGTATCAGAAACTAATAATGCTAATAATAAAGGAGAAAACGTTATGGCAAGAACAAAACTATCAAAAAGAGATAGAGTATTAAACCTTTTAAATAAAGGACAAGCAGTAACTTGGAAAACTTTGAGAACTAAATTTGATTTAGAATCTCCAAGAGCAATGATCGACTCGTTAAGAAGAGCGGGAAATATGATCTACGTAAATAAGACTGCTAAAGGTACTTCTTATAGAGTAGGTTCTCCTTCAAAAGCGATTATCGCTGCTGGTATTGAAAAATTATACGGCACAAAATCTGCTTACGAAGGTGCTCAATACGCATTTTAATTAAATCGTAAACGAATAGAGTGGTGGCGAGTTAATCGCCACCTCTTACAATATGAAGATAAAAAAATTATTTAACAAAGACTTATTAGAGTTATCGGTTTCGATAATTCTTTTTTGTTTATTTGTATATATTTCAGTAAGATACTTACCATTTTTATATGGAGTAAATTAATATGGCAAAACAAAAGACAAAAGAAAAAATTTATGAATACAATCCAGATAGTAAAGTTATTAGATGGAGATACGTAGGCGAAGACCCACAGAAATTTGGTTGGCCAAACTATGGAAGAGTATTAAATAAAAAAAAGAAACAAAAGAAAAATGTCAGTAAAGCATATAAGTAAATTAAAAAGAAAAGAAGAACGTTGGCGAATACTTGCTGAATGTATTAGATCAGATCAATTGTCTGCTAGACAAATACAAGAAGAATTTAAAATTGATCCAGACTTTGAAAAATGGTATAAGAAAACCTACCTTAAAAAAAAGCATAAATAGAATTATGAATAGTGAACTAGTTAGATTATTTGATACACCTCTCTTTAAAGTTAAAGTTAGTGAGGAAGACATATCAAATGAAGTACATAATGGTATGAAGAATTGGGTAATGAATCAATATAATTCATATCCAAGTTATAGAATACCAAGTGGACCAAAAACAGGTGGTGGTAAGTTAGGTGACGATAGAGGTGTATGGCAAACACGATATGACGTACACAAGAACGAGGCACCAGATGTTTTTAATCCTTTCATTTCAGATTTAAAAAACATAGTTAGAAAATCTACTAATTGGAGTTTTAGAGACTTAACTGTACCTAAACTTTGGTGTAATGTAAATCACGCTGGTGAGTATTGTTCGTTTCACAATCACGCTGGTTATTATGATATGAGTTGTATATATTATATACAAACGCCAGAAAACTGTAGTAGATTAGTTTTTAGAGACCCACGTCCTGGTGCCATTATAAGTCCTTTTACATTAGAGAGACACAATGGTGGAGATCAGTATTGGATACAACCCGAAGAAAGATTAATGATATTGTTTCCTTCTTTCTTCGAACACGCAACAGATGTAGGAGACAATAACGAACCAAGAATCGTATTAAGTTGTGATATGATTATGGATTGGCAATAAGGAGAAAAATATGGTCGACAGACAATCAACAACAGGTGACGGTTTCACACCTCTTTATTCTGAAATTTTTAGAATGATAAACAACGCTAAAGACAAACCAAAGAAGTTGGAGATACTACAAAAATACGATACTCCTTCTTTAAGAATGGTTTTGAAAGCAGCGTTTGATCCAAGTATAATATTTCTATTACCAGCAGGTACACCACCATACGAACCAAATGGCGCACCAGAAGGAACAGAACATACTTTACTTTCACAAGAAGCAAAAAGATTATATCACTTTATAAAAGGTGGTAACGATAATTTAGTCCAATTTAAAAGAGAACAAATGTTTGTTCAAATGTTGGAAGGTCTTCACTCTACGGAAGCAACTCTTTTAATAGATGTAAAAGAAAAGAGACTAAACAAAGTATATAAAGGTTTAACTGAAAACTTGGTAAAAGAGGCATTTAATTGGAATGATTCGTTTACTAAGATAGAAACAAAGTAGAACAAAATAAGAACATTTTGGTCTATAACCTTTGAAATACTTGATTTTTCACGCTTTTTATAAATAATAAGTGCTTGACATTTAGTTGAAATTAGTGTATAGTATATACTATATGATAAAAATAATGATGAAATGGTTACTATTACAAGTAATCTTATTGATGATTGTATTCGGTGGAGTACTATTACTAACTTCAAATGCAAAAGCGAATGACTACAATACAGCAGTTTTAGGTCACGTAATTACTGAAACTGTAAAAGGTACGAACATTGACAAATCTGCTATATTAGAATCTGAACTACATAGACTAACGTACAATTTTGCCATTGAATTAATTAATACAATGCAGGTCCATATGCCAGCAATACTAGAAGGTATAGCGGCAAATATGAGACAACAAGCAGACAAAGAATACAAGGAGAAATTATTAAAACCAAGTAACCAGTAATCACATAGGAGGTTTTGTGGGTACAACGAAAAGAAAAAAACAGTTGAAATTTAAAAAGACAATTGAAAACTTATCGGGTCGTTATGTTGTAACTAAAGTAAAAGTTACAAAGTGGTTTAATAAATTAAATGAGTTATTGTTTGATAATGTATTAGAAGATTTTGATGGAATAAAAGTTAGATGTATTACAGGTCAAGTTGGTGCTTGTGTTGAATATGAAAATGAGAAGACAGGCATTAAAACTTATAAATTAGAAATCAATCCTACATTTAGAAACTTTAAATCGTTTGCCTCTACTTTGGCACACGAAATGGTACATCTTTATCAGATGAAAGTTAAAAATGATTCTGGTAATCACAACAAGATGTTTTATTCATTTAAACCAAAAATGGAAACATTAAAATTACAATTAAGTAGAACAGTATAAACAACAAAGAGAGAGAATATATTATGATTAAATTGATTAAAACTGAAAAAAATATTGTAGAAAATGTTTTGAAAGGTAAAGGTGTGTATAGATCACCTTGGATTAAACTTTCAGACAAAATAAATGATAGTAGAACACAATTTTTAGAATCTATGATTAAGTTATATCTAGCAGGTCTTATTAGATATGACATAGAACACGACATTGAAATATCTGGTCCACATAAAGAACCTAGGTATAAAAGATATGTTTTGAAACTTGATAATAAAACTTCGTTAAAAGAATTGAAAACAATTTTAAAAGAAGGAAAATTTTATAATGATAAACAAGACACTACAAAAACTAGAAGAGTTTAGTAAACGAGTAGTATTTTATTTTTTAATACTACTATTTGCGTTTATTATAGGTACGTTCTATCCTAACTTTTATACTAAACATAAAATCAAATTAACAGTTGAAAAGCATTATACTCTTTGGGCAAACAATTTAGGTTTAAACGAACCTGCTTTTGAATATACTAACGATATTCAATTCGTAAATGCTGTTCGTAAGTGTGTTGATTGGGTAAACTTTGAAACACCAAGTACTGAAAGAGTGCCTACAGAAATGATTGTATCAATGGCGGCGTTAGAGTCAGGTTGGGGAACAAGTAGATTTGCAATTGAAGGCAATAATCTATTTGGTATTAGAACTTACGACCAAAACGTACCACATATGTTATTAGAAGGTAGAACTAAATGGAGAGGTTGGGGAGTCAGAAAATTTAAAACTAAATGCCAAGGTGTACAGTTTTTAGTTGAATTATTAAATAATCATCCAGCGTATGAAGAATTTAGAGATAAAAGAGAGTCAATGTCTTTTTTAGGAAGACAATTAGATTCAAAAGTTTTAATTAAAACTTTAAAAGCATATTCAACAACACCTGATTATGCAGAAAGAGTTAATTATATAATAGATAAAATTAGAGAACAAGAACAAAAAGTTAGTGAGATACCAATAGAAACAAAAACAGATTCAAAAACAAACACAGTTGTTCCAAAAGAAAAACCAAATAATTTATGAAAATTAGATATTATCAAAAACTAGATAAAGGTAGATGGTTAGGTTTTATATTAGCAATGACTTCTGCTTTTATTTTATCAAGTGCAAACGTTTCAACACAATGGATAGGTTGGTTAGTTGGTTGTGTAAGTTGTAGTATATGGGTTTATATGGGTTTTAAAGATAAAGATATTCCAAGAACTTTAATGGAACTTTGTTATTTACTTTTAGCAATGCGAGCAGTATTCAACTGGTTAACGCAATAAATATAATACAATGTTTTTAGCACTATTAACTTTAATATCAGGTATTGCCATTTCAATAATCGCTGCTGGTTATTCAATCATAGGACTTGCAACTTTATTTGCTGGCGCCGCTGTACCTATTATTGCAATGGGTTCAGCACTAGAGGTTGGTAAATTAGTTGCCGCCAGTTGGTTATATCAGAATTGGAAAAGTGATGTACCACGATTATTAAAAGTATATTTGTTTAGTGCGATTATAGTTTTAATATTCATTACATCTATGGGTATCTTTGGTTTTTTATCAAAAGCACATTTAGATCAAGTACAACCTACTTCAGGTAATACTATAAAAATCACAACAATAGATAATCAAATAACTAGACAACAAAACATTATTGATAGATCAGAAAAGACTTTACAACAACTAGATAAG